AGGCTGCCGAGCCTTAATGATTATATCAACGTATGCAGGCACAACAAATATAAGGCGGCGGCATTTAAGAAGCAAGTTGATACTCAGATAATTACTGAGATACGGAAACAGCGGATAGGCAAAGCAAAAACACCGGTATACATAGAATTTTTATGGGTTGAGAAAGACAGAAGGAGAGACCTTGACAATATATACTCCGGTAAAAAGTATATATTAGACGCGCTGCAGACCGCCGGAGTAATACCAAACGACAGTCAGAAGTACGTTGTAGGTTTGGTGGATATGATTGCTTTTGATAAAGTAAATCCCAGGGTAGAGGTCACGATTTGCAGTGTGGATGTTTAACTGTATTTAGAGAATAAAAAACGCAGATATTTAATCTGCGTCTTCGCCGCCGGGACCGTCTCGGCGTTCTCTGTTATCAGGGTAATGGTCCATGTTAGTGCTGACCCACTGGTTATTGGTGGCGGTCTTTTCTCCGTTTTCAGACTGATGTGTGGGGTCGGGTTTTCTCTTATTCATTTTTATCACCTCAAATAGAGTATTGCCAATATTTGCTGAATTATTACGGGATTTATGCGGAACTAAAATATAATATATAAAAGGAAGAAACAAAAATGTGTAAGTTAAAGAGTGGGATTATTTTAAAAGATAAGGTGTTTGTGCCGTACTATGATAGACATACAAAAATGTTAGAAGAATTAAAAATATCCGATACATTGAAAATGCTAATAAATTATACGTTCGCGCGGAGCTTATAACACCTAACGGAGACGTCTTTAGTCCGATTGATGACTGAAGTTTTTATGATGACCAGGATATTATTCCGCATTAGATTGTAGAAAATTATGAAAAAACGTGTGTGATTAAAGCGATTAAGATTTGGGTTGGAGAGCACATATATATCAGGAAATCAAATTTTTTTGTAGACAAAGAGAATTATTACTTTAGATTTTGTATGGGAGTGTTATACGGCAACAGCAGAGTTAGAGCCTGCGGCGACTGTACGGTTTCTATACCTTAATGGTCTGCCAATAGTATTGAGAATATTGTGCTTATGGAAAAGTTCACCTATAAAAATAATAAGACAAAAACGATATACTAGAGTGAAAATTGAAATTAGTCGCTGTTGATAATGTTGGAGGGAAAAGGTGAAATCTGATAACGGAAAACCAAAACCTACATTGTGCCCGGCAAAAATAATTACTGCGGTAGCCAGGATAAGAGAGTGTAGAATAAAAAAGTATGGAGATAGTGACAGCTGGAAAGATGTTGAGAGGGATACGGCTTTCAGACACTTTGTTGCATACATAAAAGACCCTTTGGGCGTAGATGAAGAAAGCGGGTTGCCGCACTTGTGGCATTTGGTTTGCAATACTGCGTTTTTATATAAATTGGAAGATAGAAGCAGCAATGATAGTTGAAGATATCAAAAATGGAATTTATGAGAAATAGATATGTTATTATCTGTAATAATTGAGAATATTTGGATATAACCAAAGACGTACACAATATGAGTAATTATAAAAAACTCATATGTGGAAGATTTACAATACTAGGTTGTTACATTTAAACGCACATCCGATTTTATATCTGTGTGGTAGTTGTAAAGATGATAATTATAAAGGGTTCGTATTTTATAAAGATTAAATTCAAGTATTATGTAGTATATCATTTTTTATTTTCTAAAAAATCTTTTTGCACTGTTATTGTTGCCAATGTGTCGCCGAGCTGTGTAAATATTGCGGCCAGCAGCGGCAGTTCTTCAGGCTCTGCTGATTGTGAAATGCTTGCTGCAATCGCGGTTACCACAGCAGTAATAGCAATGGGGTCCATACAAAAATCCTCCTAAGGTTTATATTGTATATTATGTAATTCTATTTTACTTGTGAATATGATAATTTTATTTGACTGGGTGCTGCAAAACTTATGACAGACGTTGTCAAATATATGCGGCCTAAACTTGAGAGAAAAACCGAAAAGGTAATAACAAAAAATAAACGATTATTTTGATGCGGTCCAGCAGAAAAATGAGCTCTGAAACTAAAAGTAATTATAAGTTTTAATAAATGAGCAGATTGCCTAGACGTTATCAGCCCAAAAAATCTATATAAACTTGAACATAATTTATGTATGCAGACAACATTTACTTAGTTAAACGGTATAAGGATTTAAGACATAAAAAACGGCGAGTCTTTATATGGCAGCGCTCTGCCTGCCGATAGTATGTTCCGAGTAAATAGGACAAGCGGTTCAATTATGCGTAATGTTTTACTTTTAACTGAAATATCGGGGCAAATTGAAGCGATAGACTAAACAATAGCCTGGTTATTAAATATGACATATTATGAATGGATAGAAAATCTGACAGACAAACAAAAAGAAATATTTGACAAAACACGTTGTAATGTATAGAACCAAAGCAGCTGCAAGAAACAATATGCGAGGTATACCGAGGTTTGGGGTAAGGAGAATGTACCTAAAACGTTTGACGAGTTCCCAAATATAAAGTATAATTATACCGAACAATCGGACGATTTAAAATATTACGAGCGTAATATTAATGGGAGACCGATTGAATATGTAATGATATACAGAGAGCTTGAAAAAGCAGGTATTAAAAATAAGAGAAAAGCATATCCGGCAGAAGATATTGAAATAACTGCTGGCGAGTTCAAGCAGAAAACAGAATTATTGAACATGAAATTAGTAAAGATTCAATTTTAAGTTATAAAGAAAATTCAGTTATAATGATGAAGAAATATTCCAAACCTAATACACAAAATAATTATAATTCAATTGAAGTGAAAATAGGTGTAAGAATATCAGATGGTTTGGTTTGTACTGTTTATAACAAGCATGATTATAAATCAGATACATTGAAATTATTGGAGGTGGCTTATAAATGGCTGGAACAGAACTTGTTAAATGTCCGATGTTAAAAGAGAATATTGATGTAGCATATTGTATTGAACTTCAAATGATTGCCAATAAAGAAATAAAACCAACCCAAACTGAAGAACATTTTACAGCAAAAGATTATGCGGTCTGTTTAAAATGCAAGAAACAGGTTTGTCCTACTCCTGATATTATAAGTTAATATTTTTAGAAAATATAATTAGGTGGTATAGATGAAAGCATTTATTAGAGATAATACAATACTAATAGAAAATTTTGAATTGAAGTCAGAGAGAGCAATTTTTGAGGCTATTGTGGAAGAATTTAAATTGAATAATGATATCATAATTAAACGAGAAATTATGGGACCGTCTGAAGATATAGTATCTGCCGAATATAATAGCGGTGAAATATTTTTATATTATGACGTAGATTATGAGCTGTGCCCTATTAGATGTTCCGATAGTAATATACAGCAAGTTTTTGAGATTGTAAATAAGGTTATAAATAATATTTAA